TCTCCATACACCGCATCTTGCCTCCATTCAAGATAAACAGGGTCGTCAGGTCTTAATGAGCTTAATGGTACTTCGATACCATTTTTTATTACCATTGCACCGCCAGCTTTGCTAGATAAAGTTGCAGCATTTGCTTGTATATTTACTATTCTGTTTTGCGACTGTAAGTGCGGTACTAATATGTTATTTCTTGAATCTATGTAGTTTAAATTTTTTTCTGCTGCTTTTTTTTCGTCAATAGTTGAATTAGCACTTTCTACTATTTTTTGTAAATCTGTCCTAGTGTCTTGCAGTATTTCTACAGCTGACTTCTTACTGCCAAAGTTTTGCAATGCAAGGCTTTTACTGTAATCTTTTGCCTTTGTATCTATTTGTTTTTCTCTTTTGGCATAAAGAGTGCCAAACTTATTTAACTCAGAATTAAATTGACTAAGTGAGTTAGCTAGGTTTTGTAAGTCTTTTGAGTTGTCAAACCCTACACTCATGTCAGCAAACTGACCTAGCTGTAACTGAGGTGCGTTCATTCTCTCTACTTGCTGATAGGTGTCAACAATAGGAGCAGATACTTTTATTCCTGGAGCAGTAAGACCTTTAGCAACAATAGTTGAGTCAACACCATACTGACTTAGTAATCTTCTTGATGTCTTACGGCTGCTGTCGCCTGATGATTTGCCTAGAGAAATTGCCATTAGCTAGTAGCGATTTGATAATTAACACCAGCATTTATGCCACTCATAATGCCAGCACCTATAGAGAATGGGCTTACACTTACCTTCGGTCTAGGTACAGGTTTCATAGGATCGAGAATAGTTTTCTTAAGGTATGGAGATATGCTTGCAATCCTACTTGCACGTTCTGATATAAAGCCTCTCTTCTCTGACTGTATTCCACCTGTAGCAAAAGCCAGGTTGGTATCTGTGTAGTAGTCGTACTTGCCTAGTTCTGCGTTTACATCTGCAAGTAGATTAGCTACATTCGCTCCTATTCTTCCTGTTGCTAATATAGAACCCTCCTGTCTCTTAGCCTCTAAAGTTGCCTCTCTAGTTTCCTGGGCTGCTTTTTGTTGCAGCTGTCTTATCTTCTGGTTGGCATCATTCATTTTATTTGCTTCTGCTATCAAAGCCAATTCTTCATTTTGAAACATTTGTTCGTTTCTTAGTGCTTGTTGGTTTGCCTCATAGTTTCTTTGGTTCTCCGCACGAAGCATATTAAAATCATACTGAAACTGATCGCTCATATTTTGAGCTTCAATTTGCCTATTCGTTGCAGCTGTTTGAGCAATAGACTGACCTATGCTCATAATTCCACTAAAGATACCAATAGCAACTGCGGTACACATAGTTAGATTTTTACAAATTCATAAAAGGGTCGACCTTCATACCCAAATGTTTCATGTTTTTTTATTATGGTAAACCCCATAAAGGTTAACCAACGTAGATGAACTGTGTTTCTTGCATCTATGTAATTAAACAAAACAGGAAACTCTTTGTGTAATTTTTTTAATTCTATCCTAGATTGCCTTAAAAACTCACGTTTGTCTCTACTATCTTCAAGCATATTTTTACAACCTAGCATCCATACCTGACCAGATTTGTTAGGTTGTTTGATTATTCCCCACATTCCCATAGGGTTTCCATGTCTGCTAATCATAGTCATACAAGGATTACTTGTAAAAAAACATTCAAACAATGACTGAACAGGAGATGTACCAGAATGAGCAAAACATTCTTCCATATCTTCTTGTCTCATGTGTGTTCCTACATAAGAAACATCATCAATCTTTGCTGGCCTTTGATAAGCCTTTATAATCTTGACGCTCGTTCTTGATACCATCCTTCCCACTCTGCTGACTGTACCCTACAAGGTAGCGGAGAATCGCTAAAGAGTACAATTTTTGCTTCTATATTTTGTGACATAACAGGAACTCTAAACTTGCTAGTAGCTAGAGAAGGAGTGCCTATAGGGAACTGACCACTACCAACCTTGTAACCATTAAAAGGATACGTTAATTCATCTCTTTGTCCTGGCGTAATCTTTACAGAGAAGTTAGATGTCTCGTCAAATATTATGCTCCATGTGCGTAGCTGCAATCTTGGACCAGCTAAGACAGCTAATCCTCCTCCTGGAGGTGTTTCTTTTAAATAAGGTGTAGAGAATTGATAGGTCATATTATATATTTCTCCTATAAAAAACTTTGCGCTACTTAGGTCGCCAGGTACAGTCATAGTTCCGTTGCCATTAGCTCCACCTGTAAGAGTTTCAGCTGTGGCTTTTATAACTTGACCATGAGCAATAGTATTGCTTGAATCAAACCTGCCAACCACTGCCATAGTTCCTGTGCCAGCCATAGGATACGGCAATGTAATTACAGTCTGTACTCCTAATGCGCCTGAGTTTATAAGAGATGTAGAACAGGCAGCTTCTGTAGTTTTTCTATCTAGCAGTATCTCAAACTCTGTGCCACTATCTACAGTTTCAGGTCTTAACTGTGTCTTTTCTAAGTACACGCCATCTGAATATTCAACACAAGTATATAAATCACTATCTAAAACATTGCCACCTAATAATGTTTTGTTAGCAGCTACCTCCCAATACGACCAAGATGACTGTAACTTTTGGTCATCATCAAAAAAGAATTTATATAGATATATTCTGCGTGGTTCATCTTTACTAATCATTGTTATGACTTCTTCTGATACAGAAGGCGACATACTAATTAAATTGTCAGGAACAAATCTAGGCACGGAAGATGTAACTTCTTCTGACAATGGTATTGGTCCACTAGCGTCAGGCAAGAAGTATTCACGCAAACCATTAAAGTCTCCCTTTGGTATTCCAAAGTAAACTGTTCGACCTACACCAATAGGATCAACAGTATCGACAATATCAAATGTGGTTATTGCAGTTATGGTTGCGGTCTTTGGTGTCAGCGATGTACCTATAGCTGTTGCACCCGTATCTAATCTAAACTGTCCGTGCAAACTAAATAGTAATAATGTATTAGCAAAAGCCAGGCTACTATTTAAAAAGTTAACGGATGTACCCCCAGAGCTAATATCAATAGGATCAGAGTCCAGGGCAGTTTGTACTGTTTCTGGAAAGAACCTTTCAAAAGCATCAGAGGCCGATAGTATTACGTTTTCATCCGCTAGAAATACAAGTCTGTTTCTAAATAAGTTTATGTTTTTAATTTTACTTCCAACAAATGTAGGGTCAGGTGCAGTTGTAGTATCTCCTGCTATGCGACCAGTATAGTTAAACTGACTAAAAGTAAATGTGCCATTAGCGTTTCGTATCAACGTATGCGGCATAGTAGATTTATCAAACTGAAAATTTATATTGGGTGCAACAGTCTCTCTCCATACTCCTGGACCAAAACCACTACCAGCTGTAGCTTCAAACTTAACAAAGTAATCATCAAAAGCTGTAGTGGCAGAACCTTGTATCCTCACTGTAAAGTTATGCTCTGCAATAGTAGGCAAATCAGTAATACTATCTACTGTTCCCTTAATTGCTGACGTTGCATCAGCTGTCTTTGTGTCGCTGCTTTCTAACGTATAGTCGCCACCATCGTCTTTTGTAATTCTAATTATGTAATCAGTATTGGTTACTGTAAAACCATTAATAGTATTTAGCTGTGTAGCCAGGTCATTAGCAATCGTTACAGTATCAGGAGCAGAACCAGAAGAGTTACCAGTAGTAACACTTTTTTCTGTGTTATTAATTTTAACTCTGTAAGTTGTAGAGAAGTCAGCAGATTTTATAAATACCATTGACTTTGTACCCCAATTATATGACTTGTTTACAGTATCCATAGCAACTGTTTTCTCTCTGTTAACAATGAATGTAAAGTCAGCAATAGAAGCAACTCTAAATGCAGAACTAGGTTCTCCTGTAATATTTAAATAGCTAGTGCCATTAGGAGTAGATACTGTCTGTGCATTGCCATCTAAATCGAATACTTTTATAGCGTTATCCTGTATAAAAATTAAATATCTAATTACACCATCTCTATCAACAATGTGTGTAAATGGCCTACCAGTACCAGCTGATCCCGCAAACAACTTCTTTATGTGTTGCATAGGTGGCCTTTTCTTTAGCCCTTCAACAGGGCTAGGCATACAGTTAATTACTTCTTCTGCCTGTGATGCCAGGCGTAACGCTGCTGGTTGCTGAC